TACTCATGTTTTTAACTGTGTTTTTTCATTCGATGACAATTTGGTTGTCCAACGCGAGCGACTCGAGGTAGGTGGGTGTGTTGACGTCCAACTCGTACCACTTCATATCGACATCATATGTGTCGTCGTCCAACCATCGAAGGGCGTTCACTAACGAGATGTCCAATTGACGCGTACCGACGTCTTGAATGCACCGCATCGACGCGTTTCGTTTCGCAACCCACAGATGGTGTTCGGACGCCTCTTGTTTCTTCTGGTACGGCTTCATCAAGTACAACTCGTCGCTCGGAGGGGGCAATTTTCCGTAAATCCAATGATGCGTGGCCAAGGAATCGGCAACGTACTTGGCGTGATCGTAGTCTCGAAAAAACACCATCGAGTGTTTCGTGGCTTCGCGCGGACGCAATGCGTAGTACGTGTTGGTCGGTAAATGAAGAATCGCGTACATGTTAGTGTATGGTACATGAAAAAAATTTAAAAGAGAACCTTTTTTCATGTAGAGTACAACACCATCAGTCGTTACATTGAAAAACATGTACGCGTGGGTTTTGGTCGTATTAGTCTATGTATCCGCGCTTTTCAAACGTTACAACACCAAACTTATTTCTCCCTTGAAACAACAACAAGCCGCGATGGATGACGAATCGTCTTTGTCTTCGGTGATTCCGCCTGCGTTCGAATTCGGAACGAACGACCCGCTGCAAGTGGTCTTGAATCATATCTTGTTGGAAGGTTCGTACCGAGTCCCTTATCGAATCGTTTTTTCGGACGCGGGGATTGCGCACTACTATGTCAACGGGTCGTATCAGCGCATGTTGCGCAAACCGTTCCGTGTCGCCAAACGGTGCAAAAAGCTGGTGGTGGATCAGACCGCCTCGGAACCGGCGCTCACGTGTCGCGTCTGTTCGGAAAGCAAAACGTGCATCATGCTTCGTCCGTGCGGTCACGTCGGATTGTGTAACCGGTGTTGTTTTCGCATCTTTAACAAAGCCTTTTTCGTCAACACCAACACGAATCAAATGGTTCAGTACGAGCCAACCTCCGATCCGCGCATGAGTCACGGCGACACGTTGGACGATATTCTCAACGACATCCGCGCGTCCCAAAATCGGTGCCCTTTTTGCAAGTCCTCGGTGACACACTTTCGATACGCGTACATCGTGTGATCCACGTACACAAAAATAGACACTTAAAGATCTATTGATACTTAAACTATTCACACCAATTGACACGAACATCAAAGCAACAAACAACCATGACGGAGTGCGAAGTATGCGCGGAGCGATTCGATTCGATCGTCCACAAGAAGGTGGAGTGTGCGGGTTGTGACTACGCCGCGTGTCGCAAATGTGTGGAGATGTACTTTACCTCCATCGCGTCCGATTACCAGTGCATGAAGTGCCACAAGCTGTGGGAGGATGAGTTTGTGAAATCGCATCTGACTCAGGCCAACGTCAAACGACTGAAAGTGCACCGAGAGAACGTGTTGCTCGATCGAGAAAAGGCGTGGATGCCCGCAACACAAGACCACGTCGTTCAAGCGATTCGTCTGGAGAAACTGCAATGCCTCCGCGAACAAAGGGATCAAACACGTGCCAAACTGGCCACAATGGAACGCGTGCTCACGGTGTTCGGAAAGGACGAACAGTTCAAACCGATGGTGGAGGAGTGCAAGCGAATCCTACCGGGTGTCAAACAAAAGGAAACTTATTTGAGAAACGAGTACGAGAATGCACGCGTGGCGTACCGAACCAACGGAGTTGTGGCAGAGTCTTCCGCCGCCGGTGCGCGACGAAACAATGGGTACGTATCCGACCACGTACTCAAGTGTCCCAACGGCGATTGCAAAGGGTTCATCGGAACCAACTGGAAGTGCAAGATGTGTGAAGTGAACGTGTGTAAAAAGTGCCATGAGATGATTTGCGGCAACACGCAAGACGACGAACACCAACAAGCGCAGGCGCACGAATGCGATCCGGAGAATGTGAAGACGGCGGCGCTCGTGCGTGAGTCGACGCGCCCATGCCCCAATTGCGCGACGCGAATCCATCGCATCTCCGGGTGCACGCAAATGTGGTGCACGCAATGCAACACGTCGTTCGACTATCGCACCGGCGAGGTGTATACACGCAACATTCACAACCCGCACTACTTTGAATGGCTGCGAAGGAACCCCGGAGGCTTGCCGCAAGAGGATGGTCCAGGAGGCGGCGGCGGTGGTGGGTGTGGGGTGGACCTTTCCCTGAATCGGTTCCTGACACACATTCGAAACACGCTTCCCGACCACGGCGAGGATCCGATGTACTTCAAGCTGGCCGATATGTGTCGCGTCTACTACCACGTGCGTCATCTGATGCGAAACTACGCGTACGTGGAGAACAACCAACGCAACCCATTCCAAGTCAATATCGACCTGCGTATGAAATGGATGATGAACAAGATCACGGAGGACAAGTTCAAGACGATGCTGCAACGCAAGGAGAAGCAATTCAACACCGACATGCGAAAGCATCAAGTGCTCGCCATGGTTTCGCAGATTCTTCGCGACCAGTGTATGCGCGTACTGAACTCGAAGTACAATCGCAAAGAATGGACGAAATGCATCACGCAGTACGACAACATCATCACGTACGCGGACGAGTGTTTCGCCAAACTCGCCAAGATTTACAAAGTGAAGATGCCGGACATTCACATTCATTGAAACCGCGCGGAATCCGATGACGAGTGGACGTCGTAGATAATGGCGTCCACACCGTACCGATGCTCCATGTCGTGGCGTACCACCGGATCGTTGCAAACCCAAGCGTACACTTTGTAGTTTCTGTCTTTCAACTTTTCGAAAATCTCTTCGTGAACCGTGTCGTAATTGAACGAAATGAAATCGATCGTGTACAAATGTCCGAAAATACCAACAGGGAGTCCGGACGTAATCACACCCACCTTGTACGTAAACGGAATGACGTAGTTTCTGCTGCACGTCCGAAGATCGAGCAGTTCCTGAACGCAATACTCGTTGAACGAACACAGTTCGAAGGTGTGATGTGTATATGGTTGAATACAAAAAACGATATCTTTGGCCAACCGTTTCGCGGTGTCAATTCCGAACGCCTTGATATCGACCACCATATGCATCGGGGTTTTTCGTTTACACAAATCCACAAACCGTTCGTTGTTGTCGTTTCGTTTTTCGCGGTCATGACAAAGGACGATGTCGCGCTCCGAATTGTATCGAACGTCAATCTCGACCGCGTCAAACGAATTGGACGACATTACAATACCGTCAATGGTGTTTTCTCGATCTATATATCCTCGATGAGCGATGTGCCTCATCCTTCCATCGTAGTTTCTTGCTATATACCACCCGACTAAAAAATCATGCCTATTGCTTCAATGAATTCGGCTGCGGTTGCGGTTGCGGCTGCGCGTTCTCCATCCAATCGGGCCCGCGCGAAGACGACCGCCGCGTGTTCGCAAACCCACGGGTTCCGAGATCACCTCGGTTGTGTGACGCTCACCCGACATGGGGCGCTTCGGCATTCGCTTCGGCATTCGCTTCGGCATAATGTGCTTCGGCATGATGTGCTTCGGCATAAACGTGCCCGTACAAACGATGGGTGCGGTGCCCGTGGTGGTGGTGACCCAATGAACGTAACGCACGACGAACCGGGCGTCGTACAGCTCCAACTCCAACCGTTCGTCGACGAACCGCGCCTTGAATTGTTGCTCCAACCGGGCACCGTTGGAACACTTCCAACACATCACCGTGGTGTTGGAGCCGTAATACGTCTTGTACCTGGATACGATGCGTTCGGGACGGCGGTCCGACATGTACCCGACCTTGATCACGCCGTGGTTGTCGTTGTACGGGTTGGCGACGAGGTACAGATGCATGTCGTTCTTCGGAATGGAGAGAGAGGAGGAGGGTGGATGGTGTTTTGGGTGTAGTGTGCCTTTGTGAATCCTTTGTTCGTCTTTTATACCATTGGTTCTTGTGCACGTCACTTGTTGTTGTGTTGTTGTTGTTGTGTACGTCGCAGTTCTTGACGCATGTCTCGAATCTCGTTCTCCAATCGGAACCGCACGATCGGTGACTCGGTGGTTCGCAACGTCTTGCTTTTCTTCGAAATCGCGTGATTGAGTTTTCGTTCGTCTCGTTGACGTGTACGTGTCGCAATCCATCGAATCGCGTACTCGGTGAGCGCGTCCACACGCATAGAGGTTCTTGGTTGGTACGATACTTCTTTTCTTTAAACAATAGTAAAAACCGTGCAAAAAAACATGGTTCGAAGCCCTGCAATCGTGTATGTCATTCGTCCGTCGACGCGCAAACACAAAAAATACCAAGCCGTGTTTGCGGACGGTCGTCCGTCGGTTCATTTCGGCGACAACCGGTATGCGCAGTTCAAAGACCACACGTCGTGGAAGATGTACGCGCACCTCGACCACGGCGACGCGAAACGGCGCGATCGCTACTACCAACGTCACGGAAAAAAGGCCAAAAAATACAGCGCCAAGTATTTCAGTCACAAGTACCTGTGGTGAAAAGCCAAAAAACCCTTCTTAAAGAACTCGGTGTGGATGATATCGTGTGAAGAAAAAGCATGAATATTTTCTTTCTCGCTTGGAACCCGGATGCGTGCGCGCAGATGCACTGCGACAAGCACGTCGTCAAGATGATTTTGGAGACGGCGCAAATCTTGTGCACGGCGCATCGAGTGGTCGACGGTACGGAAATGACTACGTTGTCGAAATCCGGGAACCGCCGCGTTCGACGCTGGGTGCTCGACGACGACGCCAAGGACGCCGTGATGTACGCTTCGACACACGTGAATCACCCGTCGGTCGTGTGGGCGCGTGCGTGTGTCGAACAGTACACGTGGTTGTATCAACTCTTTGTGGCGTTGTGCGCCGAGTACACGGTTCGGTACCGAAAGACGCATCTGTGTTGGACGAAACTCCACGCGGTGTTGAAGGATCCTCCTCAAGGAATGGGGTCGAACGGCGTGTTTCGCGCGCCTCCTCCCGCCATGCCCGACCATTGCAAACGCGAGGCCGCGATCGACGCGTACCGAACGTACTACGCGGTGGAGAAACGATCGTTCGCGAAATGGACCGTCCGCGAACCGCCGATATGGTTTGCTTCGGCGATTTTAACTTAAAGAACCATCGTACACTAATTCATAACAAGATGTTTACCGACGCATTGCAAGCGTATTCTGCCAAATACCCCAACGATATTCGCCACAAAGACAATCATCTTTTTTGGCTTGAAAATGATATTTTATTAGAATTGAATGATAATGTAGCCATGTTAGATGGTATTCAACCCAATCTACAAAAGGCATTTCCCAACAAGTCTTGTAGACAAATTAACGAACAACTCAATAAGAACAAAACCGAGTCGCAAATACAATCTGCGTGCGAAACCTTATGGCGTTTCCTTCCAGAAGAAGGAAAAGCATCCATTGTGTCGAAACACTCGTAGAGAGATCCGTTTTAGGTTGGTTTTTCACATCGAACAATTATTATTTATTCTTCTTATAACAAACAAACATTCCATGAAATCTGTCGCGCTCACGCGCGAGCAAAAGATTCGCAAATCCGTGCGCGGATTCATCATCACCTTTCTCATCTTTCTGATCTTCCGGTACTATTTGGCGGAGTTGGCGCTCAGCAACACACCGAGCATGAAACGCGGTCTGGTCCTGTCCATGTTTTACGCCATGGCGTACGTGGTGTCGTCCAACACGTTATAAACCCTTTTAAACAAATTGAACGTATGAAACCCCAAACTATACCCCATGTCGAGTTCCGAAATCAAGGAAGATATTTTGGAGGAGGACGTGCTTCAGATTCCCAGCCAAAAGTTTGCGCTCATCTCGATCGTGTCTCCCCAATCGACGCAGAAGCACGAAGCGTGCGGACTCAAGATCCGTGGCGTGTTCGCCACGCGCGAGGAGGCGGAGTTCCATGTCAAGCGTCTGCAGAAGACCGAGTCCACCTTTGATATTTACTTGGTGGACATGTATAAATGGCTCCTCATCCCCCCGGACAATTCGAAGATTGAGGACAAGGAGTATCAGGAGGACATGCTTTCCCAGATTGTGAAAGGACATCAGGAGCAGCAGATGCTTGCGAAGCAACACCATCAGCAGCGCGTCCAAGACGATATCGAGCGTCAAATGAACGCGAACAAAAACACGAACATTCAGGTAGACGAAGTGATTGACTATAGCGCGGCGGCGTCGTCGTCTTCCACCAACCCTTGAAAACACGCGCGCGTATTTTTCACTCGGTCTTTTTCACGGTAATCAACGGTTTTTTGGGGTTTTTCGATAGGTGATTGCGATACTGTTTTTGCAAATCGATGATATCTTTTGCGTCGTGGTTCGGATCGTACAATCGTTTGTGGGCGTTCCAAAACTTGCTGTGACCGACGCGAAAGGGAGTGTCGAACATGCGCGCCTTGTACCAAAACACGACGTCTTCGATCTTGTTGCTTTTGATCGTGTTGTCAAGCACGATACATTCGTAATTTTCCGTGCATGCGTTCATCACCTGGTTGAACATTTCGAATGTTGGGAAAATGCCGAAAAAGTTTTTGTAAATCTTTTCGCGATTCTGCAATATGTTTTCGCGAAAGACGAAGATATAGTCGATGTTCGAACGCAAATCGGGGGAAAGATCCATACAATACTGCATGGTGAGCATGAAGAAGATGTTCCAATGACGCCCGTTGTAAAAGATTTGACGCATGATTTTCTCGCGGAGAAACTTTTTGTCGTACATGCAGTCGTCCAAGATGATGAACACGTTCGACTTCATGCCTTGTTTGATTAACGCTTTTTGGCGCGCGACGATTTTTTCTATAACGTCCGACCGATATTCGTTGTACACGAATAGGTCGGGGATGAAACTTTGGTAGTAGCTGTTTCCCTCCTCCGTGCCCGACATGACGACACCGACCGGAAGGGCTTTGCGCTTGTGGTACATGACGTCCTTGACGCACGTCGATTTCCCGCTCATGCGTTTGGCGATAAACACCACGATTGAATTGTCCCGCATCGTGTCCGGATTGAATTTCTTCAACTGCAAGTTCATAACCGTACAAAACTACTATAGTAGAATGAAATTTAAATTCGTTTCGTCAACGAACGCTACGTTTATAGGACAAAACCATGTGTGTGTTTTTCAGTGTGTCGCGTCATGCGTCGATATTTTTTTCTCATGGCATATAGTATAAACAAACGAACACAACATGGGAGGAGGACTTATGCAGCTTGTTGCCATCGGCGCTCAGGACGTTCACCTGACGGGGAACCCCCAGATCTCTTTCTTCAAGGTGGTGTACCGCCGCCACACCAACTTCTCCATGGAGTCCATCGAGCAGTCTTTCAACGGTACCGCCAAGCCCGGTTCCCGCGTGACCTGCACCATCAGCCGCAACGGCGATCTCGTGACCAACATGTGGCTCGAGGTGGACATGGGTTCCAAGACCGGTTTCGTGAACTCTGTGGGTCACGCTCTCATCGAGTACGTGGAACTCGAAATTGGCGGCCAGCGCATCGACAAGCACTACGGCGAGTGGCTTGAGATCTGGTCCGAGCTCACCCTCCCCGAGGAGAAGCGCCAGGGTTTCAAGGAGATGATCGGTCGCCGCGACAGCTCTTCATCTACCAGCATGCAAAACCAGAAGCTCTACATTCCCCTGCAGTTCTTCTTCTGCCGCAACCCCGGCCTTGCGCTGCCCTTGATCGCCCTTCAGTACCACGAGGTGAAGCTCAACATCAAGTTCCGCGACGGTGGGGACTTGAAGACCGGTTTCTCCGAATTCGACAGCGTGAAGTTGTACGTGGACTACGTGTACCTCGACACCGAGGAGCG